CGAAGCCAATGGAACAGCTCTTTCAATAAGCTGATGAGGCTGAACATCAATCGAGGTCGATGTCGACCACTGCGTCGGCCTTCTTACCCTTGGCCGGCTCGCCCGCAGGTTTCTCCTTGATAGCCGCTTTCCCAACCAGGGCTTCGAACGCCTTGGTGGCCTCATCGGCGTTTTCCAACGCCTCTGCGGCCTCGCCGGCCTTCTTAGCTTCTGCGGCTGCTTCGGCCTGTTCAGCTTCGAGGAGGGCTTTCTCCGCCTTGCGGTCTTGCGCAATCTTCTCGTGCAGATCCGCCGCGCTCAACACGTCGCCCTTCGGCGCACGGTTGGACAGTGCTGAAGCCTTATCCGCATGAACATCCCTCAGATCACGGCCGGGCTTGACTGGGACATGAACGGTACCGGCCAACTTGGCTGCGGCCTTCTTGGCTTGGAGCTCCGCCTTCAATTCCGCCGGCCACGCGAAGTGGTTAGCCAGATAGGGCGCCGGGGTGATGTCATACTCGTGATCACGCTCGTACAGCGACCGATTGTCATACAGAGATTTAGTACACTTGACGATCATACAGACTCCTGAGCAAAAAAGAGCGAGCGCGGGCTGCTTTCCGCCAGGAGGCGTTGCGGTCAGCAGCCCGCGCTCAACCCTAGGGTTTATTAGTTACGCGGGGCTTCGTCAGCGATCGCGGCCGAGAAGGCGCTGCCGCCGCTGTGGGTGCCAACGCCCGTGGCGATGACAGCGAGGTATTGGAGCGTACCCGACGGGATCTTGAACTTAAACTGGCGGCGGGCGGGGAGCGCCGCGGTCAGGATAACGCCCGAGGACCACAGCACAGTGCGTGCCGCAGCGAAGTCGTTGGCCGTGTGGGTTTCCAAGCTGAAGGTCACGTTCGTGCCTCCCGCAAACGTAGTGTCCACGGTGAGGAGAACGTCGACCTCCGAACCGCCGACCGCATCGCCGGGCTCAAGCTGGTTTATCGTGTCGCCTACATAACGGCCTGCAGCGGTGACGACCGTGCCAGAGTGGAAAGTGTTGAACTTGTCGATGAGGGCCATGGGATATTCCAGAAGAAGGTTGCAGCGGGCCGCCGAGGGAGTCCTCGGCGGCCGTTAGGCTCACAGGTCGGCGAAGGAGCCGGCGGCGTCGGGGATCGCGGTCTCATCGACCAAGGCATCGGTCCGGCGAACCGGGATGTCGTCGAACGTCATGACCTTGCGGCCGGCGACGGTTTCCCAGTTCAACTGGTTGGTGGTCTTGGCCAAGATCTGGTGGCGCAGGAAGGCGCGGATCTTGCGGGGCACGTAGAATCGGAAGTTGGCACCGTTCAGGTCGGAGACACGTTCTGCGGCGTCGACCATGAGCTGGATCAACTTCGCGCCGGTGGCCGCGTCCTTGGTCAGCGCGGAGCTGTCGATATTGACGATGCGCGCAACGTAGCGCCAGTCGCGAACGGTCAGGCCGACGTTCCACTTGTAGTGGGTGCGGTAGCCTTGGAACAGGCCGCCGGCGGCGTCGTTCAGAGTGTCTTCGGGCAGATCAGTCGCCGTCCAACCGGCGCCCAAACCGCGGCCGTAGATGCCGTGGACAGTGTCCGCGCCCCAGCCGACCAGATAGATCGACAGGGTGTCGGTCTGGCCGTCGGCCGCGCCGCCGTCAATCAGGTTGTAGCCGCTCTGGGTGTCCAGGGTGCTGGGGGTATTGAAGCGAGGGGCGAAGCCGGTGAAGCGTTCCGGGTTCACCGTGGTGTCGCCGTAGAACACGCTGGACACGAAGTTCCTCGTCATGCCGGTAAGGAACGCCTTGTCTTCCGACATACGCCAAGCGGCGCTGTTGCCGTTCAGCTCCAACAGTGCTTTGTCGACCTGGGCGTAGGTTTCCAGCATACCGACGGTATCGGTAACCTGCTTGGTGGTGCTCTTCTCAGGCTGAACACCGTAGTTGAGCAGGCGCCAAGTACCCTGAGGCAGACCCGTGCGGACCGTGGTCTTATGGAACGAGCCTTCGTTCGCCTCGATGAAAGGGATGTCCTGGAGAATTTCCTGGAGCGGCTCGATCTGCTCGATAATCTGAGTGACCTTGCCGTTAGAGTCGGCCCGGCGCGAGAGGTCGAGGAGAGTCGGAGCGTAGGTCGGGAGCAAAGCCATGGAAAGTTCCTATGAGCAGGTTGGGCTAAGTATGACTGGCGCCGTTGCGTATGCAAGGGCACCTGGGATCACTTGGGCATGTGGTCGTAGAAAGGGCGGACCGTCGGGGCTTCGCCGGAAGGGCCGTCAGGAGGATTGTCGTCCCGCATCAGGTCCCCGGCTTTTGCCAAAAGACGGAGAATACCGGGGTGATTGCCGAGGTACGTTTGTTCGATCAACGCCCGCGTATCCGCGTCGGCGCTCTGGACGATGAACCGCTTCGCCGACGCGAGGGTCTTTTTGTGGCCTGGATCAGCGGTGAACTCTTCGCGCCACTGCTTGACTTGCTCCGCCACGGCCTTCTCTTGCGTCTGGGTCTGTTTGACATAGAGGTCGAACATCTTTTGCGCATCGCCGCTTTTCATGCCGGCTTCTTTCGCCGCGGCCTTGAACTCTTTCAGGGATTCCTCGTCGGCTTGGAACCCCTCGGGCAGCGTCACCTCGATATCGCTGGGCTCGTCGACTTTCTTCTCCTCAACCTTGTCGGCTTCGGCTTCTTCACCCTCCCCGCCCAAAAGCGTGCTTTCCTTGGCTTTCGCCGGGACAGCTGCCTCTTTGGTCGGGGCCGCGGGTACCGCCGGCGCTACGACAGATGCTGCAACAGCCGGAACTTCCGGGGTAGGTGTTGGGGTGGGGATCGGTTCGTCAGCCATGAGAGCCTCCTCTGTATTCGCGGTCAATGATATGGAAAGTTTCAAGATCAGCAGCGCGCATGTCACGCACCACTTCGCGGGCCACGCCGTTGCGCCCTGCGTTGTATGCTGCCGCTATAGGGTCAGAAGTCCAGGGGTCCCGGTCGGCTTCCGTCAGGAATCGCCCCAGGAATCGCTTGAACTGCGCGGTCCTCATCAACCACTTCAGGTCGGAGGACCGCTGTTCGCGCGCCAGTACTTCCTTGTCGGACATCAGTTGCCCGCGGGGACATTCTGCTGGTTAAACAGCTGATTCAGTACCGTGTTCCCGCCAGTGTCTGTCTCGGACATCATCTTGCCAGCCTTGGCCAAGTCGACCCCGCGCGCAACGGACGCATCGGCTTCCTGCTGCTTCGCCCGGTTCTCCCGAACCACGAGGACGTCCTCGTCCGGCACCAGGAACTCCGGCGGTACACCAGAACGCTCACCGTAGGAGTCGATCATCTTGTCGACGTCGACTTTGTCCATCGCTTGAGGATAGAGAGGGGCTATCTGCGCGACGAACGCGCCGAACTGCTCAATCGCGCCGATGCCGAGCATGCGCTGAGCGATTGCCAGCGGCGAGGTGAACTCGATCTTGATATCGTAGCCTTGCAACTCTTCCGGCTTTTCGCCGAACATGCCCAAGGCTTCCAGCGCAGCATACGAGTCATTCACCAGCGGTTTCAGCAGGTCTTCTTCGAGGTGCCCGAGCGCTGGGCCGATCTGTGCGAGCTTTTCGCCGTGGATTTCTGCGGTCTCGCGCGCGGTCAACGGCTGACCCTCGCGGCCGAGCAGAGCCATGAATAAATCGTTGTAAGCGCCCTGTTTAATCTGGGCTTGCAGGCTGGCGATGTCCGCGGTCACTGCGCCGATGTCCATCCGGATCTCGTACAGTGCGCGCAGGCCTTCGCGGCCGGGTTGCGACGACGTGTCAGAGGTGTGACCACCTGGAATGGTGTTGACGATCAGGTCTGGGCTGTCGCCAGATGACACCGTTGGCGGGTCGATCATCTTGTCGAGGGCTACGAGTTTCTTCTCGGTTTCCTTCTGGAGCTGCTTGACTTCAGGGAGGATTTCAGAGCCAACGCCAACGCCGTACGTCGAGTTTCCCACGATCATCCAGCGGGGCACGTGGTACGGGAACCGGGAGAACCCGCTGGCCCGAAGGATCTTCCCGGCCTCGGTGCCGTGCTCCAAGTAGACCGACCGAAAGGCTTTCCGGGGGCCGCGGGTGTAGGTCTGGCCCTCGTCGGGTTCCACCGCGTGGTAGACCATGAACCGGGCATCCACCCGGCCGTCTTTCAGCGCTGCCCGAGCCGCTAAACTTAGGTTCTCTTCACCGAAAGAGCTGACCATCTGCGCGACCGTCATCCACATGTCGCGGTACAGGGTGTTGACTCTGCCGTCTTCATCCTGCGCGATGTAGTACTCGCCGACGGTGTAGGGGCGGAACTTCAGGCCCTGGGTCAGAGAATCAAACTGGCCCAGCGCGCCGGTGCCGAAGCCGAGCACCTCAAAATACGTGTGGTGCAGGCCGCGATAGACGTTCGACCGAGCGTACACGGCGCGCATGCGCTCTTCGGCGTTCCATAGGTATTGACGAACCGCGAGCCGCTTGTCGACCTGGGGGTCCCCAGTCATCAACTTGAACCACGGGGAGGCCGAGGACGTCAGATTCGCATGGAGGCCGGAGGCCGCAATGCGGATCGCCCGGCTCCCGGTCGCGTCATAAATCAGCGAGCGCTTCTTAGACCCATCGCGATCCTCCTGCTCTTGCAGAGTGCCCGACAGGCCGCGGCCCCGGTCCGGGATAATGTTCTCCTGGATCTCGCGCCAGTGCGGGATGTAGAGATCCCGGTCGCCCTTCAGCGCTTTGCGCCGGGCGAGGATCTTATCGCATAGTTTCTTGTCGTTGATCACGGCTGCCGCGCCAGGAGGCACACCTTAACGTTACCCGCCGTGGCGCCCGTGAGGACGGGGCGGATGAAACGGACCAGCTCGCGGATGACGACCAGAGAGTCCGCCGTCACCGATACCGCCGCGGCGGCCAAGTCGGTCAGGGTAAAGTAGGTCACGCCATCCAGGCTGCCTTCCATGCGGAGCGTGCCCCCACCAAAAGTTCCCGTGATCTGCACCGTTCGGTCGGCCAACGAGGGGCCTTCAAACACGTTTCCGATGTCGTCCGTCTGGCTCATAGCCGCCCAGACGGCGATGACCGTACCCGCCCACCCGCCCGTGATGTCGTTCTTTACTGTGGTGTGCGCGATAGTGGCCATGGTTTCACCTAGAGAGTTGTCCTTGGAATCCTAGCCGGAGCGCCGGTAAAGGCTAGCCCCCCAGCAAAGTCGCCGAGGTTGTCTGCGCCGAAGAGACGAGCCCGAGCGGGCCAGTCTGCCGGGCGTTTGCGAACGATAGCCGCGTGGCGAGACGGCGCTGGGTGTTATCCCGCGCGGCCGCTGCGTCGGCGGTGACCATCTTCAGTTCCTCCGTCGGCTTGGGCGGCGGGGGGAGCTTCGGGGATTTCGGGGAGCTGCACATGTCATAGTACCTTGTAGTCCTTGTTGACCTTCACCTTCCCGTGCGGTCGCGAGGACCCGGGTTGGGATGGGAATACGGCGCCCAGCTTAGGGTCCACGATCCTCGCAAGCATATCGAAGACGTCTTCGTGGGTAGCCACTGGAAACGCATAGTACTCGTCGCGGAGGAACTCCGCAATGAGGTCATGAGATTTAAGCTCATAGTCGACAGTGATGTGGCGCCGCGGCATCCAGAAGCGGCCGAGTTCAAAGACCGGCACCAGCTGGCGGATACGATCCGCCTTCGGCATCGGCCCGCCCAGCTCAACCACGTCGAACCGGGTCTGCCGCTGCGCCTGGACGTAACGGATATGCTCGATGTCGCTCTGCAGGCCGTATTTCTCGTAGCCCACGCGGAGCGGGCGCCACTTGCGCTGCAGGTCGAAGAGCGCTTCCGTCCGCTCCGTCAGGTTCAGCCGGTCCCTGATCAGGTCGAGGAGGTAGAAGTTCTGATCCTGGCCTAGGCCGATCACGCCCATCGCGGTGTAGTCGTTGGTCTTCTTCTTCTCGCCGGCGGGGTCGACGACGATGTAGATGTTCATGATCGAAGGAGGACCACCGTGCTCCCCAATCTTCCCGTCGTAGATGCGGAGCCAATCTTCCTTGAAGCCCTGCGCATCATCGGCGATCGGGTTCTGGAGGTACTGACATGAGAAGACGTACGGTCCGCTCTGCCGGCGCTCATCCAACGTCTCCCTCGACATGAACACGGGGTCTCCGCCGGGAGTCCCATCCTTCGTCGCCGCGTAGATCCGCGGGATGGCCGCCTTACGATCCATCATGGTTCGGTACGTGTCGTTGAAGTGGTATCTCGTCCCGATCGTCCGCCGCTTACCCCCGTCAGCGCCGAGCGACAGCGACAGCCCCCAGGCCTCGTTGGTCTTGGCTATCATCTCCGGGGAGGACACGCTGTCCCGAGTTACCGCGTCGTCATAGATGACCCGGTTGAAGTGTTTCGACGTCGGCTGGCCATCGACCAAGCCCCACGCCTCGACCGTGCATTCCTTCGGATTGGTCGTCCGCTTCACCGTGATACCCCCATCCAAAGACCACGTCGCAGCGTCCTTGTTCGGGTTCGCCCACAAAATGTCCGGGAACAGCGTCTTCAAGAACTCGTTGTTCTCCAGCTCTTCCTTGATCTGCTTCAAGAACGCTTTAGCGATCGGCCTCGTATGCGAGAATATGCCACACGTCACCGATGAGTCGTTGAGGATGTCCTTGATCGTGTGGCCGTACGTGATGATCGTGGATTTGTAATGCTCTCGGGCCCATAGATCAAGTCGACCATCGGGCGCAGCTTCCACTTCGCGGCATCGCGCGTACAGCCAATCGCGATTGATGTCTTTCCGCTTGCACGCAACCGTCAGCAGGAAGAACAGGTCGTGCTGGCACAGGTACCGCAGCAGCGCTACGTCGTTGTCGCGCAGAACCTGGGCGTACAGCTCATTCGCCGACGCGCGGCTCAGACCTCCAAGCGTAATTAATCCAGCCGCGTGTCCTCCTCCGTTACGACTTCCGCATCGCGAACTTCAACACCTAACAGCGACAAACGCTCAGCCAGATCGAGAGGACGCGCCATCGGGCCAACCTCGTGGCTCACTTCCACTCTTTCGACGAACATGCTCAGAGACTTGGCCAAGAGCTCGGAGGCTTTCAGCCTGTCAGCCGGCCGGGCGTCCTTATCGCTGACCAGCCAAGACCAGTACGCTTGCACTTCCGTCTTCGCCAAGACCTGTTCAGCCAAGGCCAGCGCTTTATCGCGCCGGTTCTGCGTCATCATCAAACGATTCTTGTTGTCGACCGCCTCGGCGAACCATTCCTGGGCAACCCAGGAAGCCACCTGCTGCTCGGTCACGCACAGCAGCTCAGCCGCTTTCTTGTTATCCCCGTACCAAACGTCGACGAGACGCCGCTGGGCAGGGAGCAAGCCTCTGCTCTCCGTCGTCGCGAGCCCCCGCCCCGACATTACTGTTCGCCCATCTTTCGAGACAGCCTGTCAAGCCGGTCCATGATCAGGTCCAGCTTACCGGCTATCTTCGCGTCCAACACGTCTTGGCGGGATATGATCATATTCGTACGCTCTTCCAAGGCTTCAACCTTGGTTGACACGCCGGTCCACACATAGACCAGCACCGCGAGTAAAGCCCCGCCGAGACAGGTCGACCCCCAGATCAGGAACCGAGCTACCCACTGAGGGAGGTTATCTCCCGGCACGGCTTATTCCAGATCTTTGTGGTCGGGGCTGATCGCGACGACGGCGTCCTCGTTTACAACCTTGGTGCCGCGCGGGTTGAGCAGCGAGAAGTTATTCAGGAAGTCGATCACCTTCGCGAGGACGGCGTCATCACGCTTGGTCTTGGTCAGGCCAACGACCACGGTCGCAAACGCGACAAGCGCGGTAAAACCAGCAGCAATTGAAGCGCCGTGCTCGGCAACGAAGGCGATGATTTTTTGCAGAATATCCATGGTTTCTCCACTTCGAGGGTTGGGGGTCTCCTTGTACTCTAT